GGGTCGAGCTCGACAAGAATGTCTTTGAAGCGTTGAGGGATGCGGAAACGCTTGTCTTGTGAGTAGCAAGCGCCGTGCGCGAAGACCTCAGGGTAGTAGCGCCGAATCCAAGCATCACCGATGCCGGGTTTTAAGGACATGCGGCCATACGGCTTGGGGAGGTCGATGAGTTCGCCGGTATAGACGTCGAGGCGGTCGGGCGCTTTGGCTTCTTTGAGGACGTACGAGGCGCAGTATCGAGCGGACTGCGCGGAGACGGTGCCGAGTTCGGCAGAGCCGAGGCCCCAGAGCTTGGAGAGCATTTCACTGCGGAATACTGGGTAGCCACGGCGCACGCTGACACGGTCAGCATCAGGAAGAGACAGGCCGAAGACGAGCGCGTGATAGTGCGGACGATGGGTCTGTTCGCCGTATTCGCCGCACATGAGATAACGGAAAGGACCGAGAGAGCGCCGAACTCGTTTCGCAAATAGCTGCCAGTGGCGGTGATCGAGCGCCCCATGAGGTGGGAGCTTTTCGGGCGCGTAGGTAAGGGTGAGGAACCAATTGTCGGCGTGGAGGGAGGCTTCGGCGAGACAGCGGAAGGCCCAGGAATTCTGACGGTCGAGCCGACAGCCGATGCACTGGCCGCAAGGAATTTCAAGTTCGCGGTGATCCCGCTTCTCAGAGAATTGAACTTGGCCGCCATCAGGCGGCATCCAGCATTGAAGCGGCCGGAAGCACGGCATTGATCAGAGACGGATACCACCACGCATGGGACCAGCTTTCATGTTTGGGGCTTTGGTGCGGGACGAGCCCTTACGGAAGGAACGGGCGGAGGCCGACTTGTTCACGGAGAAACGGCGCATGGTTTGGCCCTGTGGATAAGCTGTGGATAAGCTGTGGATAACCTGTGGATAAGTAGCATAGGTGAAGAGATTTCACTTGACAAGGAAGCCGGGAAAACACGAGCATTCCTTTTGAACGGCTCTGTGAGCCGCCGCCCCCAAGGCAGGGCGGCTCTCACAGAGCCTTTTAAGAAAGACGCCTCGGCGTCTTTTTTTGTAGGTGACTGGTGTCACCTAGCACAGTTGATAACAAGGGATGCACTGTGCGGGCTCACCAGATGAGCCAGAGAAGAGCGGAGCGGAAGGGTTGACCCCGTGGGCCCACAAGGCCGCGACAAGCAGCCTGGAGGCTGCTCGCGGCCGTGTGGACTACGGGGACAACCAGAGGGGGTAGGAGGCGGCGCGTTAGCGGCGCGGGTTCCCTGAGAGCACTGCGTTTAAATCGGGAGAAGAGGCGCCGCAATGGCGCCGCCAGACCCCGAGAAGAGGGTTTGGCGGGTAGGAAGAGAGAAGAAGGGAGGGGAGTGACTGAGAAGTCACCCCCCGGCCCCTGTCAGACCGCCGGAGGAGCCGCCGGGAGGGGAGTAGGGGCAAGGCCCCATTCGCGCAGCTGCGCGAGGTTGGAAGGGTCCAGAGCGAAGGAGGCGAAGGCCTGAGGGTCCTGGTCGAAGCGAGAACGGACCTGAGAAGGAAGAGCGAGAAACGAGTCCTCGGCCTGACGAATCGCTTCGAGGGCCGAGCGGTAGTCGCTGACGGTGTCGAAGTCACCGTATTGAGGGAGACGGACCGGGGCATTGGCCCGGCCGGTAACGCCGAAGTTCTTGACGATCTGATTGATGTCGGATTCGGCTTTTTGAGACTGAATTGCGAGGGAGGGATCCTCGCAGAAGAGAGCAACGCGCTTGCGCTTGAGCATTGGGCTACCTGAAAGGGTTGACGGATTTGAGGAAGATGGCGAGCTTGCCGAGAGCGCCGGCGTCTTTCCAGAAAGCGGCGTCGGCTTGAGCAGCGGGGACGCCTGCAGCGGCGGCTGCGGACATAGCTGCGCGGTACGAGGTTTCGAGGGTTTTGATTTGGTCGGCATATTTGAGTTCGATTTGCTGCAGCGACACCTGGCCCGAGGCCAGATCGGACTGCAGATTTTTGAAGCGGGTTTCCGCAGCGATGTTTTCGCCTTCGGCGGTGAGCTTGCGGAGTGAGGCATCGAACGTAGCTTGAGAGGCGGCGCTGGTTTTAGTGACCTCGCCGAATTCGCCGAGGGTTTTGACGGCCTCTTGATAGGCCGGAGAAGAGCGCCGCTCGAGATTGGCCATCTCTTGGTTTTCGCCTTCGGCGAGAGTCTTGTTAGCAGCCGCGCGGGTAGCGTTGGTGGTTTCCTTGGTATTTTCTAATTGCGCGGATTGCAGACGTGCTGCAGTGACCGCGCCGGAACCACGGAGAGCGGCTTCGCCGATGTTAGGGAATTCGGGTTGCGGTGGGCTTCCAGGCGAAGCACCAACCGCGAGCATGGGATTGAGACCGGCCGCTTTGAGGTCTTTGACCATCCAGCGGTAGCGTTTTTGCTGCGACTCTTTGGCGTAGTCGGCAGCGGATTTGCCAGAGAAGTAGGAGCCGGCGGCCCCAATGAGGCCGCCGACAATGGAACCGACAGGGCCGGCGATAGAGCCGGCGGCAGCGCCAGACGCTGCACCGCCGGCAATGGAACCACCGCCCGGCATCAGAAGTGATCCACTAGGCCGGGGACGCTGTACATCGGCAGCGGACGGGCGACCTTATTTCGGAAAAAGATGTCCATGACGAACTGCTGACCGGTCTGTTCCGTGGTCGCGATAATGCGCTCCACGGGTGGGTTGTCTTCGATGAAAGTCGAATTGAGGGTAGGGAGGGAGCCGAACTCCTGAGCAAGATGCCAGATGTCCAGAGACTGAGGGAAAGTTGAACGCAGCTGGCCGGTAATGAGAGAGGGCTTGTAGCGGTACTCGGCCCAGCGCTCCTGATAGCCGAAAACGTCGTCATCGGCTTCGGTACCTTGAGCATAGATTTCGCGGTTGAGTACGGCCTGTTCGCCGAGGTTGGCGAAAACCGGCCAGTAGAAGTCGTAACGAGTGAGCCGGGACCACATCTTGTGGATGCCCTGCTGATAGTTGAGGTCGGCCCGAACCGACACCATGCCGATAATGTAACCGTGCTCGGTGAACGACTGAGTGAAGCCGTTGTGAGCGGTGGCAGTGCCGACGGCAGCGAGAGCGCCGAGAGGCGTACCGGTAGGATCGGTCTGCTGGGTCTGTGCGATCGGGTGGATGTTGATTGGAACCATGCCGCCGCCGAGATATTCGGGACGCTGCAAACGAGCGTCGGGAGACATGACGCCGAAGTGAGAACGGACGAGTTCAGTGTAGCGGGTACCGCCTCGCGCATCGCGCTCGAGCAGTTTCTGAATCTGAAACGCCTGGCGGATTTGATTGATGGTGGCAGCTGTCGCCGTCGAAAGATCGGCAGCCAGCTGAGGGTTGTACCAAGTAGCGATGGCCTGCGCGGGAGTGTTCTGTTCGGTTTTGAGGTCGTCGTCGGACGTCTTCGAAATGATGGTCGTATTGACGCCGCCGAAGTTGAAGATGGGCGCTTTGTCGTTGATGCCAAAGACCGTAGCCTGGCCGCCGAGCGGCAGCTGAACGGAGTCGCCCTTTTGGACCCAAGGCAGGCAGGAAGTGAAGTAGTCGTGGCGCTTGCCACGACGCTTGATAGCGAAGTTACCGGGAACGTCAGTGTCACCGGTAGAGAAGGGTGCAGGAGTCTGCAGGTTCTGATCGCGGAACCATTCGTTCCAGATCAGGTTGTACGCGCGGAATGGCAGCGCGTTGACCGAAAGATTCGGGATGTTAATAGGGAGGCCGACGTAGTCGAAGATCGTGCCTGGAGGGGCGCTATTGAGCCCCGTGAGAATGGGAACCGTGTAGTCGATGGAATCGTTAGGTGACTTGCGTTCACCCATGAAGATAGGCCAGCGGTCCCAGACGAGGCGGTTGGGCACGAAGAAGAAGAAGGACTCCAAGTAGAGATTGTCCATGATCGGAACAATGGGAGTCGCGAGACGAGCGAACATCGTGGCTTTGAGATTGAAGGAGTCGCCGGGAAGGACTTCTTCCACGTAGACCGGAATAAGCCAGCCAGCATCAAACGTCGTCTTGTAGGACGACTCGATGGAGAAGCCGCTACGCGGAATGTCCGCGCGCGGAACCATCGCGAATTGATGGGTGTTGACTGACTTATTCCGATGCATCATGGGATTACGCCTTTATGAGCAAGTCTTTACCGACCGATACCTGGGCCGGTCGGGTGGTGTCGAATTCGCCGGTTTGGTCGTCGAATTCGCCAAGGAGGAAGAGGTCGAAATCTTCCGGGTGTTTATTGAGCTGGTTGCTGTCGGCTGCACGATTGATCTCGTCAGCGAAAGAGCGGACAGCGCCGCCGACGGAAGCGGAATAGAAAGGCTGACCGTAGGAGTCGATTGCACGGTCACGAATGGCGAGAATTTTATAACGCATCGGAACGGACCTCTTTGTAGCGGGAACGGTTGGCAAGAGCGACGGCTTCGCGGGTTGCGAGCCGGGCCCGCGTGTTATCGGGACTTGCCTGCGCCTTTTCAATGGCGAGTTCCTGAAGGTCATCGAATGCATCAGGGTCGAGCTCGACAAGAATGTCTTTGAAGCGTTGAGGGATGCGGAAACGCTTGTCTTGTGAGTAGCAAGCGCCGTGCGCGAAGACCTCAGGGTAGTAGCGCCGAATCCAAGCATCACCGA